GAGTAGATGGAGCTGCATAAGAATTGAGTTTATTGAATACAGCTTCTAGTACAGTAACATCCATTTTGCAATACTCTACCATCTTATCCATTGCTTGCTGATCTTTCTTAAATACTATATCTTTCCACAGGTCTAGTCCCCCTGTATCCATCTTTTGACCTACCCCTAAATACTTAGCTATGTAATCTAATTTATTACTATTAAAATTAAAGTACTTTCTAGCCCATTTAAGAGTATCTATAGTTTTAGGTGAGGGCATAACATCAAGTCCATGTATTATAGCTCTTGTACGTAGCCATTTGAGGTCAAATCTATCCCCATTATGAGCCACAATTTCATCTGCGTGAGCCATAACTTTGAGGAATGCCTTAATCATTGCCTTATCTGACTGCTTTTTATCCCAAGTTAGGAACTGTACATCCTGCTCATGCTCCCATTTGTAGCAGATGCAGATAATAGCTCTTTCGTGGATGATATCACCTGGATTGATTGTGAGGTTATATCCTGATCGCCAAAATATACCAACATTGAATGATGTCTCAATGTCAAAAAACAGTCTTTTTCTTACCATATATGGTGTAAACTTAGAACAAATATTTCTCCCTTGCAAATTTAAAGAGATATGATAGCAGTAAGCCTATGCCTACTCCTACAAATAACAAGTTAAGATTACCTCTAGTCTTAGGTCTTGTAGCCTTAGCTTTAGCTTTCTCTACTATCCTATCTTTGTAGATAGTTTTGACCTTAAGTCTATATTCTATTTTTTTATCTAGTCTAGTCTTAGGCACATAGACTGTATTATACTTTATAATAGTATCCTTAGTAGTTATAAACTTCTCCCATACTATGCTATCATGAATGATAACAGGGATAGAATCTAAAGTTGTGATTCTTATAGTATCTCCTGTTTGCTCACAGGTATAACCTTTCTTAATAGCTTTATTGAGATGGTACTGTGCAGAGCAGCTGCTGAGTAGTAAGATTATAGCTAAGTATCTCATCATTCTTTTATTTCAAAGTGCATCCAATCATAGTTCTTCTCTCTACCCAAAGATATAAATCCATGCTTGTAAAATATATCTATCATTGCCTTATACTCAGGTCTTGCAAATCTTGCAGTTTTCGATGATTCTTTAAGTAGATTTCTAGCAGGATCTAAGTCTATTGCAATACCCCATGAGTGCATGGATAGTGCTGTGCCACCCCTCATCTTTCTATAGTTGAAACATCCACCAAATAAATCTATCCCTAAGTCCTTAATTTTATCATATCCATAGGTAGCTAGAAGCTCATTGAATACAGCTGTAAAATTATCTGCTACTAACTTATGGCACATCATAGTATTGACAGTGCTGTCCAAGTCCCAAGCTATTCTCATAGGATAAGGTAGCTTAATCTTTACTAAGTATCCTGCTCCTGTTACATTAGCAGTACCATATTTAGATGTTAATTCCCATCTAGTCATTTCAGTTTGTTTAGGTCCTCTTTAATATCCTTAGCTCTTGCAAATAATAGCTTCATTGATTGCCATAGATCTATCCCTTTTACTATCTTATAATTCTCATTGATTGACATCACCTCTATACTAGATAATACTAGAGCTACTACTTTAGTAAGCATGAATGGTACACTGAAAAAAGTTAGTATGATATCATTTAGTATGAATTGGTCTATTAAAAAGAACATTATCACAGTAACTTCATAGAGTGCTAGCTTACTAATGATAGCTGATAGCTTTCTGCTAGTTATTTTATCCCCTATCTTTTTAGCTTTCCAAATGCCAGTGATAGTATCAATAGATATTAATACTCCAATCATTAACAGGATGCCACTTATTGGTAAAAAGAATGCAAAGCATATAGAGATAAGTGTCAAAAGTTGTGATTGAATTGATATTAGTAATAGTGATAGTTGTGCTTTCATTCGTATTCCTCCCCCTCTTCATCTTCACGCCTTTCTTGTTGTAATGCTAGAATAAAACTAAGATAGCCTATTATACTGCCTCCCATTAGCTTAAGATATATAGCAGGCTCAAATACTAATGATATGCCTGTTAAATATCCTAAACTGAATACTATTATAGATAAGACTCCTGAGTGCTTCATATTATTAAGATTGAATTATTATAGCCATTGTTACCTGCACCTCCACATAGACCATTGCACTCTAGTAAGCCATTAGATAGACAGCTACATCCATCAATCATAGGTCTAAGGTCAGTATCTCTGTTAGTTGTACCTGTGAATATTGGATACAAAGCTCTGTTCTTAAGTAGGTATCTTATCAATCTTTGCTCAAAAAACGCAGCCTTTTGTGCATAGTGTTCCATGCTGAATGCTATAGTACCTCTATCTACTGATGAGCTGTTATCTCCGAACTGAGTCTGTAGACCTTTATTCTTTAGCTGTAGAGATAGACCAAATACAGCATCCTCTGCTGCTCTCCATGCTATAATAGGCTGTATAAATGTAACTAGTGTCTCCTCATCAGGATCTAATGTCTGATCATTGTACTTAGTTAGTAAGTCATTATAGAATGTAGTACCTAAAATAGGCATGATTCTTAGCTGAGCTTGAGTAGCTAGGTAAGGAGTAACATTGTTTACATCTACATTAGCTGTGATGGGTGTGTTATTCTTTAAGTAAGTTTCTGTTATAAAGTATAGCATTATAATATAGGTGTTTGTGCAATTTGTGATTTGCTTTTATCTCCTCCAGGTACAGGAGGTAAAGATGCTAAGGCTCTAATCTCATTCTCAGTCATAGTCTCAAGTACTTTAGTAGCTACCAATGGTGATAGACTATTAAGTGCATCATTAGTCTTAGAGGTATCTCCCTCAAGTTCTACTATTGCCTCATTAATTATCTGATAGTTATTGATTGTGAAATCTGCATCAATCTTAGCTATTAATAACAGCTCATTAAAGATGTCAGATACCATATCTCTCAATGGCATAACTACATTTTTCTCAAATATGATGTAAGCCTGCTTAATATCTGAGCCATTACCTAGTGATCCTGTAGTACGAATACCCATAAGTATAGGATCAATGGTGTGACTAAAACAAATCTGCTCAGTATTCAGCTGTGATGCCTCTTGAAATAGGCTATCATTATCATTAGTTGGTAGTGACTCTATCTTAGGCAGTTGGTCTGCTGAGTTAGCAAAGAATGCTACAGCTTTACCTGCATTAGCAGCACCTTTCAATCTATCAATGGTATTTCTTATCATGTTTTTCTCCTCCTCAGACTGAGGTCTTTTAGGGAACATCATAGCAAAGCTAGGAAATACTGAATTTTGGATATTACTTTTAGCAAAGTAGCTAAGTTCACCTGATAGAAATGCAAAGTTTAGAGCTGAGGTATAAGATGGCAAAGAATAATAATCTTGACCAATACTCTCTACCTCATATACAAATAACTGCTCATAATCTCTAGAGGTAGGAGTATATCTTTTTATCTCCTGTACTCCAATCCTACTAGCCCAATCATCACAGATATAGTATCTCTTTCTATCTAAGTTTACTCTAAGTTTCTCAGGAGATAGATTGACTATCTTTGTAAGTTTCATTTTGTCATCAAAGCATAACTTAAAATATACTCTATTGTGTAGTATTAGTTGCTGAGTTACTGCAGGTACTACCTTTTTTATGTTTAATTTTCTCTCTAGTGTGTATAGCTCTAGCTTATCCTGTGGAGTAAGTCTATCAGCTACTATATTAAATCCACCTCCTACAGCTGCATTCACTTTATACCCCACTATTGAGCCATGTAATGGACTGCTATAGAATATCTGATTGAGTAGCTCAGGGAATAGGTTATCCTGCCCAAATGGGATATATCCATTAGTCTGATTCCTACCATTTACATAAGGTAGAGTTAGATTTGCACCTCCTACTTTAAGGAATGGAGTAGAGAATGATTGATATCCCTCTACTATTTCATGTTTGACTGTTTTAAAAAAATCTTTTAATGCCATAATTACTCATAAATTGATGATACTATTGGTCCTGATACTACCATCCTGCCCTCTTCAATCACTACTCCTGTAGAGTTAGCAATAGTTGGAGGTGTGGTACTTGACTCATAGATGCTGTATGTATACTGTCCTTTGACTAACTCCAAATCTACAGGCTCATCTAGCTCAAACTGATTGAATCTCTCAGGATAAGCTGATAGATCAGCAGTGTAGAATGTAATAGGTGTTGACAGCTTGTCCATTTCATTCTGGAAAACAAATAAATAATAAGGATTAGGCAGTGCACTTACCTCAGTGAGTGTAAGGATAATCTGATTGACCTCATCTTTCTTAATGTATATCATATAACTATATTATACTAAGGTCAAAAAATGTTTAAAAAAAAAGCCCTAGTATTACTAGAGCTTTAATTATTAGGGTGTTAGTATTATGGAGTAACTCCTGCTACTTGACCTGATGTAGCCTCATATGCCAAGTGCTCAGACTCTGCAAGTAATGTAACGGAGTATTTAGATCCATCAGCTCTTGCTGTACCTGATCCCTCACCTGTTGCAGTAAGTTGTAGATTCTCAAAGTACCAATACTTACCATTTGCATCTTCAATCAATGCAGATAAAAATTGCTGACCTGCACCAAGTACATGGATAGCTTCTGACTTCTCTTTATCTCTACGATTGAACATTAAAGTGATAGTCTGAGTAACAAAGCTAGAGCCATTGATTAAGTCTACTGCAGTATCCTCAGTATAATTACCTGTGTTTCTGTTAATCTCAAATACAGTATAATCAGATGTAGCAGATAATGCAGATAATATCCATGTATTAGGAGCTACTGTAGCAGTAACATTGTCTTGCCAATTAATCCATATTTTTTTAATACCTCCGATATTATTATCGCAGGGCTTAGTTATTGTTTGTAATGCTTCACAGCTCATTGTATATGTTTTAAGTAAAGGGAGCTTGCACTCCCTTAGATTTATAAATTAGTTAATTATGTAGCAGAGTTGTAGAATACAATCTCATTACCATTAACATGAGTAAACCCTACTTTCATATTTGCACGAGTTCTGATTACAGGCTCAGCAATAGTATCAGCTAAATTGATAGCTCGTAATGCTTTACCATCACCCTCTGCATCAAATGCATAGATAAAATTATTACGAGGTGAAGCAACGATTGTAGACTTACCTAACATACCTGGACACAATACCATCTTTATTCCAAGATAAGTAAAGTCTAGAGCTTGTGTTAAGTTAGCTTGAGTATTTGATGCAGCAACAGCAGCACGATAAGCAGTAGCTACAGGAGAAGATACATACAATCTCAACTCTTCTTGATTAGCAATAACAGCAGCAGGAATTGCAGCATATACTAAAGCTAATTTAGCAAGTACATTTGATGGTGTAATAGCTACAGGAGATGCAATGTCAATTACATCACCATCAGCTAACAATCCTTTTTTGTATCCATCACATAAAGCTAAAGCAGCAGTACCTGATGCAGTATCACCTGACCAACGTAATTTTTCTACATTCTCAGCGATTGTCTTAGACATCTCATTCCAATAGTAATCCATAAAAGATGCAACAGTGAAATCACCATTAGATCCTTTAGTCATTTGTAATGATACGAAAGACTGCTCTAGGTCAAACTGACAAATTTGTGCCATTGCAGATAATCCACATACATCAATCTCAACAGATGCAAGGTCATCAGTACTAGCATTCCATCCGCAGTTCTCCTCTTGTAAAACTTGACCAAATACTACATTTGAGATTTTAGTCTTATACTTTACTCCAGGTAGTGTACGATAGTTGTCTACTACTTCCTCATTTAAATAAGCTCGGCTATAAAAAGCCTCACTGTTTGCTTGTAATAATGCAGATGCATCAATGTCCAAGTTAAATCTTAATTTTCTACTCATTTTTTTTGTTTTTTATTTAGTTATTATTGTTTAAAAATTTACTTACCATGTTAAACTTGTCATGCTGTGTAAGTTTAGTAGCTACTACTTCCTCAGTAGCAACATCTTCAGCCATCATTTCTTCAACATGATTTCTTAGATCAGCTATCATTGCTATAATAGCATTGATTTGCTCATCAATTACAGGTTGTACTATAGCCAGGATAGCTTCAGCATCAGCAGCAGGATCTATAGCCATCTCTTCTGTGGCAGGTGTCTCTGTAACTACTTCCTCTTCTACTACTGTCTCTAGTGCAATCTCTTCTGTCATTGCTTCTTCTTCAACAACAGGTGCATCTTTTATCTCAGTAATCTCACCGTCTACTACGACATAGATTTTACCATCAATTAGATGTTCTCCATCAGGTAATTTATTCATACTATATTTATTATTTAATTGATTACTTAGTTTTAAGCCTAGAAATCCCTCAATAGAGAATCCTATCTGCTCATTTGCTACTAGCTCATTATAGTACTCTTTATCAGTTACCTGAGCTGTTACCATTAATGTGCCTTTAGGTACTTCAATACCATAGCTTGAGTAGGCTTTATCTTTCTTAGGATCTTCTACTATCCATGCCTCAAGTACATAAGCAGGTACAGTCTGATCAGTATCATGCTCTAGGTTAAAGACATTTCTATTAGATAGGTCCTGCATGAATTTAGAATGAATCTGCTCAATAGTCTCAGCTGTAAATTGTACATAATACTCCTCATCATTCTCATCATTCCTATATATCTCCATTGGAATCATGGCAGGAGCTACTACTCTATACTTTAAGTCATCTGAGAAAAACAATTTTTTGTTCTCATCAAATGCCATACCTTTAGTAATAATAGCAGGAGTTGAGGTGAAAGCTATTTGCTCAATCCCTAACTCTTCACCATCTGAATACTCAGGATCTATAGTAATTTTATAGATTGGTATATCTTTTGTCATAACTATATTATATTTTTTTTATATTTGTTCAAAAATTAGAAACTATGATAAAATTATTCGGCAAAGAAATCCCATCTAAGATGGATGAATTAACACTAGAGCAGTTCCAAAAAATATCTGCTATCCATAATAATGATGAGTATGATACTCTAGAAAAACACTGCAAAGTCTTTGAGTACTTAGGCATAACTGAGGAGGAAATGGATGTAGACTTTGACCTGTTCCTAGCTAATGTTAAGGAGTTTAATAATAATAACTATGATAAGAAAGATCCTGTAGAAGAGATAGAGATAGATGGCTATACTTATAAGGCTGAGATGAAGCTCTCAGTGAAAGATAGTAGGATTGTTGAAAAGATTGTTAAGAAAGATAATAAAGAATATATATCAGACATTATGGCTCTCATGTTCAAACGAACTGACTTGACTAATACTGAGCATTATGATCCTGCACATCTCAAGCACAAAGCTAAACTATTCAGCAAGCTCAAAGCAGATATCTCTATCCCTTACCTTACCTTTGTAACTTATAAAATAACTAACCATGCAGAATCTCAAGCTCCCAAAGAATTGGAATCAGATATCAGTGGAGCAGTTCCTGGAGATCAGGAGGCTGAGCAGTGAGGATGGGATGTTCAACTATCAGATTGATGTACTTTCTGCTTTAACTGATAGCGATATCTCTGAATTTGAGGAGCTAGATATAGATGAGCTTACAGTATTGACTGAGCAGATTAAATGGATTAATTCAGAGCCATCTAAGAGGTATAAGAATAAGCTAGATAAGTATGTACTTAAGCCATTCACTAAGATTAGTCTAGGAGAGTTTATAGACCTAGAGCATTACTTCTCTAACAACTACCTAGACCACTTCTGCCACATCTTAGCCTTACTCTACAGGAGAACATCTAAGAATGTTTATGGTGATGACATCATTGAGCCTTACAATTACAGCCCCTCAGATAGATTAGATTGGTATTTAGACTATAAGATTACTGATGTCTATGGATTAATACCTGAGTATATTAAATTTAGGGAGAACTTTACTAATACCTATACTAATTTACTAGTAGATGTAGTACCTGATGATGAGGTGCTAGAGGATGCTGATGAGATTAAAGAGCAGAAGAGAGAACAGCAAAAGCAAAAGTTTGCATGGGAATCTACTATCATGGCTCTATGTAATGATGACTTAAGTAAGTTCAATGATATCTTAGATATGTCAGCAGTCTTAGTCTTTAATATCTTAGGGATGAAAAAAACTTTAGACTAGTAAAGGGAATCCTTGAGTGAATCCTGCAGGAGGATCTAGTGCATAGAATGTATATGTAAGTCTCTGATCACTTTGTAATATTTCAGCTACCTCTAAGATAGGATAGTTCTGAGATATCCATTCTACATACTGAGCATAAATTTCATTAGTTATACCTGCATTAGCTAGCTCTCTAGTAAAAGTATTTACCCAATCTCTAGGAGTAATTACTCCATCATTCGCTAAGTGAGCACCGTTATTCAAAAAGATAAAGTAATACATGGCTATTATCTCAATCTCTAAGCTGCCAAATCCTGTTACTTTAGCATTGATTCTGATACTCTCTACTAGTGTGCCATTGTTTTGTACAATATCATTTCTTACAATTCTCTTTAATAGAGCAGCCATCCTCCTACGAGTAGGATACAATATATTAAATTCACCTGTATTCTTATATGCCATAACTATATTATATTAATTAAGCATTTTGTTTATATTGCTGTTATTTCCAAAGTCACTTCTCCATTAGGGCAAAAAGTATTATACACATGATAAGGCATCTCTAGTCTTACCCTGTTATCTCCATTGTCAAAGTATGTACCGTATTGAGTAAAGTCAGAGCCTTGAAGATTAGCATTACACATAGCTACAAATGCACCTATTTCACCTGATGCTATTCCTGTTTGAACATCCCACTGTACTCCATTACAAAAGAAAATTATACTATTTTGTAGAGGTATACTATCCCACTGTAATGCTTGACTATAAGCTGTATATATTTTTTTAGGGATAGGACAGTTAGTCCATGATGGAATCACTACTGATAGATTCATCTGCCATCCTGCAGCATAATCTAGTAAATCATTATTCAATGGTATAAATGTAGGCTGTCCATCTATATCAAAGTCATAGTCATCACTGAATGTAAACTCTAGATATAGATCCTGGAGTATCTGCTGAGTATCACTTAGAATAGTTGTGATGTTAGCTCTATCCATCTGAATGATATCAAAGCAATACAACTCTAAATTAAAGATACTGACATTCTGATAGGGAGTAACTCCTGTAGGTACTACATAGACCAATGGATACTTCTCATCTTTAGTAGCAAAGTTCACCATTTGCTCCTTAAAGTCTGAGCCTACCTTTTTTACCTGTGCATGATTGTCATAGAAAGCAGTAATCTTATCTACTATGGATTGATAGCTTATCATAATACTGAATTATTTTGTATGTTATTAATATGATTCTGTGATGCTGTTATCTCAGTCTCAGATACTATAGCTGTTACTGTTATGTTATTAGAGCCACCTCCTGCATTGACTTGGCTACCTGTATTGGCTTGCCCAAATAGACTAGGACCTGATGCAGGTGCTACTGCTGTGGTAGATGTTGGAGGAGTATCAGTACTAGGAGTTGTACTAGATGTAAATTGTGTAGATGCTATCTTAGCTATATTAGTTGCTGCTGTAATACTAGCAAATGCTAGTGATGCTATACCTGCAGGATTAGGTACAGGACCTATAGCTATAGGTGAGGATGCTAGAGATGCTGTAATAGCTTTACCTGCATCTATAATTGCTCCTGCTAATTGCATTGATTTATTAATTTTAAATTGTTGCCTAAGTATTTTTTCCTCTTCTTTACTACCTTTTTCTATTCCTTTTAATTTATTAGCTTGAGCTAAGCTAGTTATACCCTCTATAGCTCCTAATGTTTTTTGAGCAAATTCAAATCCTTTTTGAATAGTAGCAAATTGCTCAGCTCGTTTTTTAGCTTCATCTGCTTTTACTTTCTCTACTGCTGCTGTATCAATATCATCTAATTTCTTTTGATACTCTGCTTTATATAAAAGATAAAGCTGATCATTTTCTTTTAATCCTGCAGTCTTAGTTTCAAATGCCTGTTGTGCTTGTAGCTTCTCAAACTCTGCAGCAGATGTAGTTAATCTTTGAATCTCATTATACCTAAAATCTTCTGCAGCTATAGCATCTGTAATGGCTTTAGTATCTGCTTCTTTTTTATTAGCTTTATTTTCTTTATCAATAGCTGTTTGTTTAGCAGTAAAATCTGTCTTTTTTTGTTCAAATAATTGATTCTCTAATTCTTGTAATCTTATTTTTTCTGCTTTTGTAAGTGCAGCATTATTCTTAATATCTTCAAGTTTTACTTTATGATCATTTATTATCGTAAGTCTTTCCTGTTCCATATCAGAACCTGCTAATCCTATCTCTTGCTTTCTGATTTCTCTTCTTGCATTAAGTCTATCACTAGCATATTGTTTAGCTCTAGCAGCAGCTTCTTTAGCAGCAGTAGCATCAGCAGCAGCATCAGCTTTAATATCATTTATCTTAGCTATTTTCTTCTCAGAATATCCTTGCTTTATTATCTCATTTTCTTCAATTATCTGCTTCTTTAATTTCTTGATAGTTTCCTGATCAGCATCTTCACCAAGTTTCCTTTGAGCAGCTAGAGCCTTATAAGCTGTACCTCTTCTCTTATCAGCTTCTTTTATTTTAGTATTGCTTAACTCCTCCTCTAGCTTAGTAGTATCTTTACCTGCTGCCTTAGCTTCAGCAATCTCTCTACCCAAATCTGCAGTCATTGATGCAGTTCTTTCCTTAGATGACTCTGTTACTTTCTCATTAGCAGCTAAAGTTCTAGAAGCATTATCTTCAGCAGCATAAGCTGTAAGACCTAACCAATCTGTCATATCTTTGAAGCCCTGAATCAGCATATTAATAGGCATCATCATTGCATTCATTACATCATCTAATACTCCAAAAGATTTAAGTACTAAAGCTACTACAGCTATGATGGCTATTACTGCAGCTGCTATTAAAAATATAGGATTACTCCATATCGTAATAGATAGCTTCATAAACGCACCACCTAATGTCTTAGTCATCTCCATCATTCCCTTCAATGACTTAGTGATATCAGTCTTATTGATACCACCTAATGCAGTAGCAAAAGTCTTAGACTTCTGTGCTGCCTCCTCAAAGTCCAATGACATCAATGAGTCTTTTATCCCTCCTAGTCCATTGCTTACCTGTTCAAACTTAGAGCCTGTAGCAAATACAGCCACTGCCTCATTAGCATCCTTAATCTTATCAGATAGCTCACCTGCTTTTTGTGCAAGTGCAGACATCTGTGCAGGATCAGTAGCACTAGCTATAGCTCCTTTTAATTCTCTTAACTCAGCTTTCATCTGAGCTATGCCTTGTATCTTAAGTGGTATAGTTACTTCATTCATATACTCTGATTTCTATTGTGTTTTTACTTAAATGTGAATCATGCTTAGATGCAGTTGGATTTTGTAGGTTGGTAGTAATAATAGTAATATCACTAGCTGTTGTAGTTATCATTACAATACCATCAGCTAATGAATTACTAATTGTAGCATAAGTCTTATTAGCAGTGAATGCACCTGATAGTGTACCTACATACTCCCCTGTAGCTTTCCTAGTCCATATTATTGGTCCTATTGTATTCTCTAGCTCTATGACTGTAGGTGCTGAGGTGCTAGTCTGACTAATCAAAGCTATGTATCTTTGATAGTTTCTTAGCATATCATTGGCAGGTCTACCATTAATAGTCTGAGTCACTGTAAGATTAGTAGTTGCTATGCCATCATTCTCTATACTTAGACCATCTCCTACTACTAAGGCTCTAAGTCCATCACCTACTACATTACCTGAGCCTAAGATAATAGAGTCATTGTTGTTAGTAGTGACATTAGTAGTACTCCTATAAGTATTCATGATAGATTGAATCTGAGTACCATTACCTGGTCCTACAGGAGTGATAGTACCACCAAAGAATGGAGGTAGGTCTATCTCAGTCTCTAAGCTAATCAGCTCTACTTTAGTAGGCTGCCAATCATTAGCATTATAATCTATAATCTTATTAATACTCCACCATGAATTGTCAATCCTTATCTTATCATTCAGTGCCATGTGTTGAATGTCAGTCTCTCTAAGACTAAAGTAGGCAGTCAATAACTTACCTCCATTTATCTGTGCTACTGTCCTCCTCCAATATCTATTGTATAGATTGTTGTTAGTGTTCTGAGCTACCTGATAATAGTAGTATTGACATTCTGCAAAGTTAATATCAAAGATAGGATTGAATGGATCAGCTCCTCCAAAGTGAGAGAGGTATGGATAGAGTCCATTTGTATCTGTTGTAATATCATAGCCTGAATTTATAACTACATTGCTAGCAGTTACCTGTCCATTGTCAAATAAGATTCTTATATTAGTCTTAGGTGCTGCACCATTTAGTAGTGGTAGGAATGCACCAAATACTGTAGGTTGTACAGGTGTAGGTGAGAAGATAAGCTCTTTGACATCTATGCCTTTCACATACTCATTCTCAAAGGTTACCTCTACTTGTCCATAAGTTTCATTAGTGACATCAGTATAGACTGTATTAGGTGAGTCAGTATCTGCCTTGTATGTTAGTCTTAGTTTCTTATTGTTAAGCTCAGGGATAAAGACAATAGACTGCTCCTTATCTTTCATCAGCTTGTTAGTCCAATCTACAGCCTTACCTGAATCATAGTACTCATCCCTACTAATTAAAATTAGATTGTTAGGATTGTTAGTATCAGGAGTAGCATAAAGATTATACATTGTAAATATACTCTTAATGAAATCCGATTGCTTAATCTTATCAGGGATAAAGCTGTTCATGGTAGTGATACCACTGTTCAAAGGGATGTTATCAGATGGGCGGATTGTTAGATCTATTGAGGTGAGGTCTAGAGTTATACTAGGAGATGCTGTTGCAGGAGCTAATGTATTTTTAAGCCATGATGTACCTCCATAACCTGCAAATTGTATAGTGCCATCTGCATTGATAAATCTTATTTTTATTCCTCCAAAAATTAGCTGAAGATCTCCTACATCTATACCTCCTATAGCATCAGTAGTAGCATTTAAAGTAAATACCTCAGTAAAGCTATAAGTACTGCTAAGGCTATTAGCAGGGAATGGGCTAGCTTGTGTATATTCTACAATTAAACCACTAGAAGATTGACATATTGTATTATGAAAATTATCTACTCTTATATCAAAATATGGTACATAAGCTCTTTTACCACCTCCATCACTAATATGTAAATTATCTGCAGTAGTATTTTCTAGCTGTACAGTACCTGTAACAGTAAGTTCCCATACATAAGACTCACCTGATCCTACACCTACCCATTGAGGAGTAGTATAAGTACCATTACTAAATAAGTTAGCAGGATCTGATGTCTCAGTCCAGGGAGTAATAAGGTTACTAAATGCCTGTTGTGATGTAAAGCTATAAGTAGTATTAGCCACCACTTTAGCATCATTCCAATCCACTATATTCTGATCACCATTGTAAGGTATCAGTAGCTTATCAAAGTTCGCAGCTTCTAGTCCATCCCAAGTATAACTATAGCCTGATGTAGAGAAGATTCTATCAAAGTAAGTCTGAGCATAGATAGCAGGCTTAAACCAATTAAACTGATACTGATTGTCTATGTTAAATGGCATTACATACTTATACCCATTATTCACTGTATGGTCAAAGCTATTGATTACCTCTGCAGGATCTATATAGTGATCTAAGTCTGAGAAATCTAAGTCAGTCAAATACTTATTAGAGATGTCAGTAAAGAATGTACCTCTATCCTCTTTAATCAATACCTCATACTCCACCATCTGCTCATAGGCTGATGTGAGCTGTGACTTCTTAATGTTAATGAGCTGAAGAGTTGCATTAGTCATAACAGGTATACCATCCTGAATAACATCACATCTAGTGAGAGTATTGATATTGAAAGTGCCTGCTTGAATGTTTACATCATAGTAATGATTGAGCAGAGTATTGTTATTGTTATTGCCTATCAGTGTAATGGTCTTACTAAAGTTACCTGTTCTCTTAGATATATCTCTAATATCCCCTACACTAAAGTTCAGAGGGAATGATGTACCCTCTTTGACATCTAGGTAGCCTGTGCTAAGTTGTATCCTAACCATTGATTGGAGTATTAAGAGCTAGCTTAATAGTTACTGATTGCTTAATTAGATTCTTATTTCGCTGTCTAAAGT